TGTAGAACCAGTTGTAGAAAAAGTTGTAGAACCTGTTGAAAAAGTTGTAGAACCAGTTGTAGAAAAAGTTGTAGAACCTGTTGAAAAAGTTGTAGAACCTGTTGTTGAAAAAGTAATTGAATCAACTGAACAAACTGAAAAAGTAGAACCAGTTGTAGAAAAAGTAATTGAAAAAGTAGAACAAGTTGTAGAACCAGTTGTTGAACAAGTTGTAGAACCAGTTGTTGAACCAGTTGTAGAACCAGTTGAAGAACCAGTTGAAAAAATTAAATCAAAAAAAAGTTCTATGTTTTTTTTTAATATTAATAAAAAACATGTTAATTATAAAGAGAGACGCCCATTTTTATTTAAATTTTAATTATATATGAATTGGTACTGTTATTTAATTAAAAATGGAAATTATACTTATAATGGTTCTACTAACAACCCTTATAGAAGATTAAGACAACATAATTCAGAAATAAAAGGTGGAGCTAAATATACAAGTAAATTAAAAGGTGGGTGGGAATATTACTGTATAATGACGGGGTTTCCAGATAAAATAAATACTTTACAATGTGAATGGAGATGGAAACATTGTAACGGTAAACCAGGAAAAAGAGAACAAAAATATTGTGGAGTTAATGGTAGAATAAAAGGTTTAAATAATGTTTTGAATAAAGATATATGGACAAGTAATTCAATAAATACTAAAGATTTTAAATTTAAAATATATATTTTAAAAGAGTTTTATGAATATTTAGAAGAAGAATTAATTACAAAAAATATTGAAATAATAAAAGTTGATAAAATAGACCATAATGATTATAAATAATATTCATATATTGTATGACATGCAAAAAATATAGAAGTTGTAAAAATGTCCCTTGTGGTGAAACGATGAACAGATGTAGTCCTGAATATTGTTATTCTAAAATCAATTCTTCGTCAAAAAATTGGAGTAAATGTAATATGAAAAAATGGAATCCAAAATATAAGAAATATTGTAATAGCGAAAGAAAATGTAAAATGAATAATACAAAAAAAATAATTAAGAACAGTGTAGACGTATTAACTTTACATAGTAAAATGCCTTATATATGGAGATATTTAAAACCTAATACTAGAAAACATATAATTAATTTATCAAAAATGCAAATTAACGAAATAAATATACCATTTTATTTATGGAGTAAAGGTAATAATAAAACTAAAAAAAAACTTGAGAAAAAATATAAGAATATTTAAATCATTTGATATGTTTTTGAAAATTATAATAATGGATTAAATTTTAATATTAATTCTTGTTTTGATATAGATTTAGGTCCAACTGTATTATTAAACTCATATGTTATAATAGATAAATTTCGTATATTTTCATTTGTAGATTTTTCATTTGTAAATTTTATAAAATAATGTGATTGAATACTTTTATCTTGTATTATTTTATCTATTTTTCCAGAATTAACACCTACGCGCCGAAATGAAATATCAGGATTTTCTGTTTTTTTAACAAATATAAAATTATTAGGGTATAACTTGTCTTGAACAATTCTATTTATATTTCTTTTTTCCCATATTTGAAAAATACAAGGAACATCGTGTTCTATATCATCTACTAAAAATGATTTGTCAGGCAAATCATTTTCAAATATAAGATGAAAGTTTAACGGAATTTTATTTTTTAAACTTTCCTTTTTAAAACTTTTAGGTAAGATAAATGAAATACTATCACAAAATTCACAAGATTTTTTTATAAATTTAATTGCTAATGATGATTGACGACCGAATGGCGGATTTCCTATTATATGTATTTTATTATAATCGTTCTTAACAATAGTATAGTCGTATAATAAATAATCTTGTATTATAATTTCGTTATTATCTGGTTCTAAATCATAAAATATATAATTGTTTGTTAATTCTCTAATACCATCTATAAAGGAACCATTTCCCGCACTTGGTTCTATAATTAAATCATTTGCATTTATTTCTATATATTTTTTTACCAGTTCTAAACATAAATCTACAACATTATTTTTTGTGTAATATTTGTCGATACTATTCCTTTTTAATCCTTTCGTTTGTGTCATACTAATGATTTGTTCTTTAATCTTTAAATTCAATTTTAATAAAATATAAAAATATTCAATCTATATATATGAAATTATTGTTATTGTTATTTGGACATGCTTTATCTCTTAAACAATTATATAAATATCATCCTAATATGCACGTGCTAGGAAATCACGGTTTTGGTGGAAAAATTCATGCATATATCGCACCATTAGCAACAAAATTAATAGATAAAATAGCATATGATAATAAAAATATAAGAGAAGAACTAATAAATACATATGAAAATAAAAGTGTGCTTGATTTATGTTGTGGTGTAGGAGTTAGCACTCCTGGAATTAATAAAAATATATTAAATAAAGGTGTTGATATTAGCAAAGAAATGGTAACTGTTGGTAACAAACTTTTTAAAAATAAAAATCTGGTATTAGCAGATAGTGAAACATACCAAGATAAATATAAATATGATATAGTAAATATATGCTTCGCGTTCCATGAAATGCCACAAAAAGCGAGAAAAATTATTATAAAAAATGCTATAAATAATTCAAAAGGTAAAGTATGTATAATGGATATATGTCCTACATATAACCCCTCACCATCAATGTTATTAGGAGAACCATACTTAGAAGATTATCTAAATAATATTGATAATGATTTAAAAATTTTCAATAAAAATATTATAATTCCTAATCACGTAGTTTTATGGGAATAAAATCACTAATAATCAACTAGAACTTGTATTCAATAATGCTCGAAGTTTCTTCAAATATCATAACAAAATACCTTAAAATAGATGATCTTTAAATATAATTAGTTCCCAAAAAAGGAAAAATAAATTAATGTTCTCCCTAAAAAAGAATAAAAAGATTATACTTAAAATAAAAAAGAATAGCAAAAAATAAAATAAAAAAGTTAGCTATAACCGAAAATAATCTACCAAAATTATATAGATAAAGTGTAATAACGATAGAAAATAAAGTAACACAAACGCCTAAAATGGCGTGAATTAAAAAACCTTTAACTGCAACGGGTCCTTTGTCCCAAACAATAAATAATAAATAAAAATAAATTAATGGTGCTCCCCATAAAAAAGTTACTATTTTAAATAAATAAGGTTTATCTTCATATATGGAGGTTAATAAAGAAAATATACCAACGATTAGACCCCCAAAAAAGAAATCTCTGAAAAAGGTTAATTTCATTTATATATTTAAAAGAGATTAGTTAGACATTTCGGAAAATATTATAATTCCTAATCACGTAGTTTTATGGGAATAAAATAATTTGTAATATCGTTAATAAACATTATATTGATAATATTAAAAAGAAAAGAATGCTATAACCAAAAATAATGAGCCTAAAATAATAAAGCCTAAAATGGCGTGAATTAAAAAAAAAGGGTCCCAAAAAATGGTGTTCCCAAAAGTTAAAGAAAATATACCAACGATTAGACCCCCAAATCTCTGAAAAAGGTTAAAAGAGTTAGACATTTCGTAAATACGACAATTTTATCACTAATGATTCAGACAAATTAGTTAATAAATTGTCTGATTCATAAGTGAGTCAAATTAGTGATAAATGTCACTCATTTATAATCGCTCATTGTCTGATTCATAAGTGAGTCAAATTAGTGAGTCAAATTAGTGATAAATGTCACTCATTTATAGTCACTCATTTATAGTCACTCATTTATAGTCACTCATTTATAGTCGTTCATTTATAGTCGCTCATTGTCTGATTCATAAGTGAGTCAAATTAGTGAGTCAAATTAGTGATAAATGTCACTCATTTATAGTCGTTCATTGTCTGATTCATAAATTGTCTGATTACATAAAAAAAAATATTATTTTAAAAGACAACATGTTCAACCTGTTTGGTGATTTGTGTTTTTTAAAAAGAATTTTTAACATATCTTGCTTATGATGTGTTTTTAATGATTTACTTAGTCTTGAAAAAGAAGGTATGGATACCTACTTCATTAAGGAGCTTCTTAAATAAGTTTTCTTCGCTCAGTTGAACGAATTTGAAAGTGACAAAATGTCATATATAATTATTCATATCATTTTTTATAAATTTATTTATATATGAAAGAATTAATAGTAGATAAGATTATGACAGATAAACAAATAGAGTCCTATGAAGGAAAAGAGATAAAACGTTCCATGATAAATATAATACTAACAGAAGATACAGACGTATATACAAGAGAGAATAAATTGTTATGCAGATTTCGTAAAAATGCATTGAAACCAAAAAAGGTTGATGTTTTTTTTGACAATGTGATAGATTTTGCTATGAATGTAACAACCAACCGTGGAACAACATCAGGACAGAAAAAGACAAGGAAGAATGTAAAAGACAATAAAAAAATAAGGTCAAACATACTAGGTTATATAGATGGTTTTTCACCGAAACAAAAGTTTAATATGAAGAAACAAAAAATATATCCCCTCTTAAATGTAAGAGAAACCAGATTTAATATAGAAAATCCCGAAAAATGGAATAAATGTCTCCCAATGTTAAAGGAAGTGGATAGTCTTTATAAAAAAAATATTCCAACATATTATAAAATTCAGAGACAAAAAGCAGATGAGACCCATTATAAAATAAAAGATACAGCGTTTACAACGATAACAACCAATGTTAATTTTAAAACCAGACTTCATAAGGATCGTGGTGATGACGACGAAGGATTTGGTAATTTAATTGTTATAGAAGACGGAAAATATGAAGGAAGTGAAACATGTTACCCACAATATGGTATAGGAGTTGATGTGAGACAAAATGACATATTATTTATGAATGTGCATGAATGGCACGCTAATTTGCCTATGAAACCTGAAAATAAAAACGTAAGACGTTTATCTGTAGTATGTTATCTAAGATTAAATATATGGAAAATAACAAAAAATATAGACAAATCAATATTAAAAAAACACGACAATATTGTTAGACAATTAGGTAAGCATCCAGAACGTTTAACTATGTAGTTTTATTTCAAACATCTCCTTCCTTTTAAAAACAGAGACAATTTGTGGATATTTATTAGATAGATATAATGCGGCATCTTTATTTGCTTTATACCTACCCTCTATTAATCCTAAACCACCATGTGATTTAAATTTAGTTTTAATTGTAATATTATTATATCTCATAACACCACCGTCTTTTAAAAAATATAAAATAGATTGTTCATAGTCTTCTTTTTCTTTACATACTGGTTCAAGTAATTTAGTATGTCGTACAATAAATCCGTATAAAGTTCCTATTATAAATTTTAATTTGGTTGTAATAGTATTTTTCATAAAAAATGGATTTCTTACAGGATAAATACCCCAAATAAAAAGATTTTCTTTTTGTATACGAATGAAGGAGTTTGTGAAAAAACTATCCAGATTATGAACCATATTCAGTTTGTCTCCATTTAATTTATTTACTTCTTCAACGTCGTCGTCTATAGAGACAACTTGGTCGCCTTCTTTGAAGTAATTCTTTATAAATATTCTTTGGTTTGTTATTCCAAGTTTCCCTATTATAATAGTATACCCTTTTATAATTTGTTTATATATATTATATTGTGATTTATTCGCAACAAATATATATATTCTATTGGAAGGAACTTTACCTTTATGTAATGTATTTAATGTTTTTGTCAATAATGTTTCCGCTCTATCATAACTTGGTATAGCAATATAATACATTATATAGATTATATATAAAAAATGAAGGAGAAAAATTGAAGGAGAAAAACACATTATACTGAAACACTTCAATATGGAATTCTCAATTATCAAAAAATACACCAACGCGAAAGGATTTTCCCACGATGCCCACTTTAATGCAAATGGTAAATATATCGGTTCTGTAAAAAAACATGACAAAGACCCAATTCAACTAAAAATGAAACAAGCAGACGAAGTTCAATATTCAATTATTAAAAAATACACCAACGCGAAAGGATTTTCCCACGATGCTCACTTTAATGCAAATGGTAAATATATCGGTTCTGTAAAAAAACATGGCAAAGAACCGATTCAACTAAAAATGAAACAACAAGTGGACAATGTCGAAGCTGTTGAAGCTGTTGAAGCTGTTGAAGCGGTTGAAGCTGTCGAAGCTGTCGAAGCTGTCGAAGCTGTCGAAGCTGTCGAAGCTGTTGAAGCTGTTGAATATGATGTATTGTTTAAACAAATGATATATTTACAGCTAGAAAATCAAGAACTCCGCGAAAATATTCAAAAACTATATGTCGTAAACTAAAATTATATAACAAAAAAAATGTAGTTTCTCGATAAAACTACCATTTTTTTTTTACCTTTATTTTTCACCAACTAATATCCGTAACCGTGATATATTTATCATCTATTTTTAGTATATTTCCTACTTTAATGATTACATTCTCCATAGTTTTCATTTTATTGTAAATAACTCCTTCAGGTTTTAATGATTCGAATACAGCTAATGATATTTTTACTCCTTGTTTCGTTTGTATTTTTTTCTCACACAAAGATTGTGTAATTTTTGACGCGTGTATAAACTTATATATGTCGATCATCATTTCATTCACTATAAGAAACGATTCAGTACGCGGACCGCCAATCACAAACCCATTTTGGTATAGTTTCTTTAGTGGTTTCGAAAATATTTCCTTTTTTGTAGTAGTGGTGCATTCAACTGGAATATCTGATTTCGCATATAATAAATAAGACCAATCACCAATATTGTAAATATTTAATTCGGTATTGAGCTTAGCACCATGACCAGCTTCAATCGTTGGAACAACTCCTTCTTCCAAAATCATTTTACCAGGTAGTTTGAACTTATAACCATTTTCATCTATTTTATTGAGAATAGGAACGTTCAACAAACTTATACTTTTTTTCGCATTTGACCGATTGATCATTGGAATCTTAATAACTTGTGCATATTTAACGGTTCGTCTCTTATGAAGAATATTCATTCCAGTTTTAGGAGAAGTCGCACCAATCGTAGTGAAATACTTCACATATTCGGACGGACCGTTTTTATTGTTTTCGTGTATATAGAATTTAACTTTCTTATTTAAATAACGACCATTTTTTTTGTCTTCATACCCACAGAACCTTCCCATAAGTCCTTGTAATAAAGTATCCGAGTTAGACTTTTTTGCCGTTTCCATACAAAACATGACATTTCGTTTATCTTTGATTGTTTTCCCCATTTTTAGTTTGCCCTTTATAATAATCACGCGAGACTTCGTCGGTTTTGTCTCAATCGCATTCGTAAGTTCTTCATCACCAGCATCTTTATCATAGAGTTTACAAGAAACCTTATAATTGTCACAAATCCTCCTTAAAATGGTTAATTTATTTTCACCTTTTCCATCTTCTCGGAGACGAAAGACACCAATTTTAGGAATAGGTGATGCGCTTAGTTCACGAACGAGTTCCTCCATTTTTGTAGAATAGTCATCGAATGTTTGAATGAGGTCATTTTCTATCATTTGCTTTATTCCAAAATAATTATTGTTTGGTTTCTGAAAGATAACCATTTTTTTAGATTCTTCTTCTTGAACATCAATCACTTCTGAAAAGGGAGTAGCCGATACAGATAAATAATACACACTCTGGAAAGAATCGAGACCTAAAGGACAAATTCCGCACTTAGAACAAAAGTTATCCACTTCTTGTTCATCACTTTGTCCATAGTGAGATTCGTCCCAAATATAGAGAGTATTTGTGAATATATCTGGATTATATTTTTTCAGTTCGGGTCCCCATACAACTTCGGTTACATCCTTTAACAATTCATTTTTAGAAACACTATCCATTGTTTGTTTCCTCAACATTGTTTCACGATTTCCACTAAAGATCACAATCTTTTTTACAATTCCGTTTTTTATGGCGTCTATCGCAACATCAAAATAAGTCGATGTTTTGCCAGACTGCATAGGCGCAACCAATGTAATTGATTTATTTGTTTTGTAATATTTATTCGTCTGATTCACCGTAGCCTTACGTGAGCGAGTAATCTTAAAGATACTCATTATGATTTTAGAAACACACACCTATAAACTAGAGACACATTATTCGTAGTTCAATTTTTTTGTGTTCTTAGTCTGTTCAATAAAAAACGTTTGTCATTTTTTTTTGGTTTTATTGTTGTTTTTGTCATTTTTTTTGGTTTTATTTTTTGTTTACGAATCAAGCCTCACTTTCAGAATCAGTTCTGGTTTTGAATGTTTTCATATCTTCATCGTCTACAAATAAACGAATTAATTTATTGAGTTTGTATTGCTGTTCATCGAATAGGTATTGTTGTTCTTTGAGTTGTTTTTCTAGTTTTGTGAGTTTCTTGTGCTGTTCATCGTGTAGGTATTGTTGTTCTTTGAGTTGTTTTTCTAGTTTTGTGAGTTTCTTTTGCTGTTCATCGAACTTTTCAAGTGTTATATTAGTTCTTTCATCCGATACTATATCTTTCATACGAACTTCCACCTCATTTTTATCCAATAAAGCACAAGCGTATTTTTTTAAAATAAGCTTGGTTTTAATCGTTCCATCTGAATATGACTCAGGGTCTTTTTCAATAGAAACCATATCAGTATTGAATTGGGTCTCATCTTCGCAAAATTCAAAGTAATTTTCACGAATAGTCTTGATTTTTTCACAAATATCATCGTGTTGGGTTTTCAGAGTTTCCATGTTGGAAATATCAGCCATGGTAGCAACACTTAAATAATGATTTCAATCAATTGAAAAACTGGCTTCAATTTTATCAAAAATTGTGTATCAATTTTTTGTCTGATTCATAAATTGTCTGATTCATAAAAAAAAAATTATTTTAATAAAAGACTTCTTCGTGAGTAGTTCCTTTAATTTTACGCAAATTCATACCCTTTTTAGGAATATCCTTATGATTAATAAACATATTAACATATATTTCAAGTTC